GTCGTTAGCTTTGTTAATTCAGCGGTCTCTATTCCTTTTTTCTTTAATACTTCAATTTCTTGCAGCGCCCTTTCCTTTTGCCTTGCTAGTTTTTGCTCATCTGTTTTATCTAAGAAATCTTCGTTTGCAATTCTTAAAACCTGTTCAGCTAAAACCTTATCAATCCCGTTTTGCTTAATTCTTTCTTTTTCTGCATCATCAATAACCTTTTGAGCTGCATCCTTATCGTCTTGTATTTTCTTATCAGCAGCTTTTTTGGCTTCCCTTGCTGCGGTTGCTTTTGCCGTTGCGGTTTCTCTTTTAGCTGCTTGATCGTCTTCTATTTTATCCCTTCTACTATAAGCTTTTTCAATATTTACAGTGATCTCATCTTGAAGGGCAATCTCTTTTAATCTAGCTTTATTTAGTGCATCAAATTCAGCATCGTAATTACCGCCCCTGCTTTCTGCGAGTTCTTTAGTAGCGTCTCCGGTTTCCTTTAGTAGTTTTTTTTCTTTTTCTGTGAATTGTGCTTTTAATGCAATCGCTCCTTGAGCTAACTTTAATTCCGAAGCTACTATTGCCGATCTTTGAAGAAAATCAGCATTTTCTTTTTTTACAATTTGGTCTGCTATTTCAAGCCTTTCTTTGTCTGTCTTTGTTCTGTTTCTTAAATCTACATTTAGCTTATTTATCTCTGCTCTGTTCTTAGCACTAGTAACCTCTTGAGATTTAATCACATCGTCAAGGTCTTGCTGTGCCTTTGTTAGTGCCCTTGCTTCATTAGCTGCTGAGTTCATATCACTACCAAGCCCTTTAAAGGCATCACTTAATGAAGTAGCACCTGTAAAAACGGCAAGAATAGTGTTTTTAATGACATTGAAAGTTGCTCCAAGTGCCGCAACTCCTTGCTCAACCTTGTCAACTAATGGCTGGAAGGTTTTAAATACCGATACTAAACCACCAACAACTAAAGCGATTGCAGTAAGGATTAAACCTAAAGGATTCATGACAATAGCCTTCATCTGCACAAGCATACCTTTAAAGCCTGATATTGTTCCGCTTATAGGTGTGTCTAAACCTGCTATACTTTGCCCTAAGGTTTTAGTAGTATTATCCGCCTTTTCTTGTGTTGCACTTAATTTAGAAACGCTAGCTTTTGCAGTATCAGTAGCGATAGCCGCTTTCTTTTGTGCTATTTCTAAATTGCGTATTTCCTCGGCTGACTTACCTGATGATGCCGCTAAAGCCTCATTTGCTTTTTTGAGTTTTATTTCAGCCTCTTCAACTTTTATGGTTGCGCTTTGTAATTTACGAACATCCTGGGCAGTCTTTTCTGCGTTGGTGTCAAAGGTTATTTTTATTTTCTGATCTTCGTTTTCAGCCATTGCCTTAGAAATTTAATAAAGTTAATTTTGTTTTCCCGGTTGTTAAATTGATTGTGCTATCTACCAAACTGTATCTCTGCTCACCAATTATTATTTCATTCTGTGGCCTAAATCCTGTCGGTATGTTACTTTCACCTTGCGTAAGATTTGCAAAGTTTAGGAAAATCTCATTCGGTGGCAAGGTCAAAGTAAATTCTGATTTATATGTATTTGCTTTTAATAGCATTTCTATAAATGTCGAATAATAATTCAAATACAAACTATCGGTATTTATATTGACCGCACCGAAAGCAAGGGTCTTGCCATTGAATGAGTTTCTATAAGACGCCTCGAGTACTGAATTAAGTTCTGCATTTGTGTTTGGCGCAAGTTCAATGCTCAGCGTGTTAAACTCTAAGCTTTTGCCTTGCAGATAAAACAAAGTAAATTCCTCGTAAACAGGTTTGTATCTTACGGCTCCGTTTTCCAAAACTGTTGGAGTATCATTTGAAAAACCAAAGCAGGTTTTTGCTCCAGAAGGATGGGTAAAACTAGCGCCCTGATTTAATATTGAATAATCGGTCTTGACCTCAAACTTTGTCGGCTTGTTTGGCGGTGTTGCCTCCGGATAGTTAAGCGAACCAAAGGAAAGCCCATCCCCGAAATACTTTGTATTGAAATGTGAGAAAGCATATTGATTGTACTCGTTACTTTTACCTTTAGTCAAAGTTGCTGTATCTACGAATTGCGTATAATCTACAACCCTTTTCGAGTACTCTTTGTTTACTTCCTGAATGTCGGAAGGCGTAAGCCAAAACATAGATTGATCTTGCTTGCCTGTCGAAATTACAGAAATATTAAACGTCTTGAAAAATGACTTTAGAAAGTCAGTACATTTCATTTTCGGCAGCGTAGTAATTAAATTAAACTGATTGCCTCCAAGTGAAGCGGATGCAGTCAGGTTTAATGCAGTTGCTGTAAACGTAGCCTCAACTTTTCCAACTATAAACAAAGTTCTTTTTTTATAGCTAAATATTTGAACTGTTTGAAATTCTATACTCTCCCAAGATACCAACGTCATAGGTAAAATATCGAATTTAAAAAACAGTTCACCTGATGAATCAAGCATCGTATTTAATAGCCGGAAAGAATATACGTTGGTTGTTACTTCCTGACTATCTATTGCGATCGCTGTAATTGAGTTTTTTAATATTACCTTTATTTTGGGCTCTGTTCCGTCAAGCGAAAGAACTTCGTTAAATGTTAAATTAATATTAAAGCCGTCGCTCCAATTTGCATGCCTAATTGCAGCATTGTTTTGCGTTGCCTTAAATACCCCATTAGCTCCGCCACCAGTAATTAGCCATCTTTCCTCTCCCTGTAACGGTGGAGTTGTTCCGCCTATTCCAGTATCTTTTACATCAAAGCGTAAATAGGTTAATGCGCTGTAATTAACCAAAGGTAAGGCAGTTGCATTTTGATCGACCAAAGTTTCTGAATTGCACCATACAAATAAGTCTTTTACCTCAGGCTTATCAAAAATAGGACTTGTAACCGGAACCCCTATTTTGTTTATCAAGTGCCTCATGATTGACATGAAGTTGATAGCCGGGCGAACTTCTAATATACTGATTTGATTAACAGTTGTTCTACTTGCTTTAAAAGCAATGTTATCAATGATACCTAAATCGGAATCGTTGTAAGTCCATTTCCGATTGTTTGATATAAATGGAATCCCGTACTTAAATTCAATGCCGTTTGCTAATGTTTTATTTTGAACCGACCCCATCAAAGTCCGCATTTCAGTAATATTCCAATCAATCTTTAATAACGGATCGGCATCGAATAAATCCTGAACGGTCAAATCCCCTAACTTATCTGTAAGGCTTGTCAGGTTACTTGCGAAATTTGTCTTGAAACTTTTCTGCTCTGATAAAACGTAATCCATTTCATCAAAGGTTAATTTTCCGGCTTGATATAGGAAACCCGAAATATAAATCATTGCATCAAACACACCCGTTGTATTTACTCGTGCTATCTTTTCATTCCCGATAAAACCGCAAAGGATTTTATTTTTATCCGTTGCTTTGATATTAAACGATTGTGTAAACGGTGAGAATATTTTAGAAATATCTCCAAAATCCCGAACGATCATTTTTAGATTGATAGCCTCGTCGGGATCCAAGTCTAAAACATAATAGTTGTTATCCGTATGCTTGATGTAGATTTGAACCATTACAAAATATCATTAATAAAGTTATTTGTTTCCTCAAGTTCAATCGTGTAGCTGATCGAACTTTTATCGTTTAGTCTAGTTTTCTTTAGGAAGTTCCCGGCTGATTTTTTAACCGGAATCTGAACGAACGTAGAATAAAATCCAACGTCTCCGGCAGCAACCGTATCACTATCCACAGTAATCGCTGTATTGTCAACCGTTACCGTAGTTGAATCTACTGTAATACCTATCTGAGCAGTTAAATAAGTAGCTAAACTAAATACAACTAAGTATATTTTAGAGCTATCCATCAATTCCTGAACTTGATAGTTGTTGTTTTCATCAATTAGACCGGTATTAATCTGGAATTTCCGCATCCCCTTCGGTGCGCCTGACTGTTTTAGGTGCTGAATTTGGCTATTTACGTTCAATGGATCACGAAAACTGCTTGAAAATTCATCCCTTTTAGTCTCGATTTGCTCAACAAACCTGCCAAATGGGGTAAAAGTATCCCATAAACCTAGTCTATTTAGGTATGCAATTAGGCAAGGAACGCCTGTTTGCGTTTGTCTGGTAGGAGTTACAACGGTTTGAGTAATCATCCCGCCAACTCCGGAGGCCGAACTGCCCGCAACCGTTGCCAAACTGATAGTAAAAACCTCGTATTTGATAGATGAGGCGTACTTTCTAGGTGTTTGGACATCCGTAAATGTAATATATGCGCCTCCCTTCTGCTCAAATGAGTACCTATATCCAGAGGTCGCAAAGAAAGTACCCAACTGTTTAACGCTTTCGGTATCTACTTTATAAACAATGTGAAAGTAAACGCCCTCCCCTGCCGTTGTCGCTGGCTGAGTGCTATTATACGCCCATTGTGGGTTATTCTTATTTAGGTTTGATGCGGTTATGAAAGCCTTAATTTCATTATGCAACTCGATTGCTATGTACTTGTCAGCTGGTGAAATCTTAGCTATTGCGTTGAATACAATGTTAGGACTAGCTGGCAGGTCTGCCGTTTGTAACCCTCGCCAAATATAAACCTCTACCGTTACGGCTGCAATACTTGCATTTCCTGCCTCGTTCTGTATATTAAAGTGCATAGGACTTTCGGCAAGAAAGATCTGACCTTTAGTACTTATGTTTGTTAATGTTGGGGTTGCTAGTGGCATGGCTTATAATTTCTGAATTTCTATTTTTACTAATTCCCAGAACCCGTGCCCAAAGTCGATTTCAACTCTACCACTTTCTTCAATAGACAATTGCCTGAAAGCTGCTATCAATTCATCTACTGCAATCAAAACACACTTTTTAGAACGCTCAAATGATAGTTCTGGCTGACTTGAATACATGAAGCATCCGAATGTTTGTACCAGCTGATCTGCTTTTTCTTTTGGTGTTATCATTTTACTTTCCTGTTATTGGTGATTTCAATAAATCAATCATGTTTTTTACAAAGAACTTGACGCCCTCTGGTATGTTATCCCGAATCGAATTTAATAGCGGAGTGTCCTTTATCGCCGTACGGTCTGCAGGAGTTGCTTTACCTTTAGGCGTGTTATATCTGCCGTAAAATCTTTGAGACACGATTAAGACATTAAACGGCTTAACCCTGTAATTGCGTGAATCCCTTAACCTTCCTGTATCAACTTTTGAGTTACGAGCAGATAATATCGTTACCTTTCTGCCTATTTCATCAAGTGATTTTCTGGTTAAGTCCTCAATTTCTTTCTGCTGAACTGTCTTTCTTTTTGCCACGTATTAATGCAATTAATGATTTAATCTTTGATGTAAATATATTTTCGCTCGTTATTGCCTTTCTCGATATAGTACGCCCGGTTCTAGTGGTTGCCTTAACATTAACCTCCCTGCCTTCTTCATCTTCGGAAATAACTTTCCAAGATATATCTTTCGGCATTCTCTTTTGTGCAATCCTAATCAGATCTGAATTGTCACGATACACACCGTAAAATATCTGCCTGAACTCTACCGAGTTATTTTTCCTTATAAGTATCCCTCTAATTGACCGCTTTAAAAATCCCGTTTCAACTCGTGCCGTAGATTTTGCCTCGCTAACTACTTCACGTATTATTTGGTTTATCTCCCCTATTGTGCGTTCCATTAAATAGCATTCTGATGTACTGAAAAACTAGCTTCAAATATTACTCCATCCAAAGCATTACGCTCACCTTTGCGGATGAACTCAAATTCTGAAACGGAATCATCAACTATAAATACCGTAAATTCATCATGTGTTTTAAGCACCTCTAAAATAAATTCATTCGCAATCGAATCACAGATACCCATATTATCAATGTAATTACTATCTGCCATTAACTTTGAAGGGGTTGCGATCTTTATCTCATCCCTTTGATTTAGTACCGTAAATTGCAACCTGTATTCCCGGAGGTCAGTCATTGGAGCAGGTGAAGGTAATAGCACTATTGATACCAAGGGATAAACATTCTCTTTTTCTACATCCAGAACATCATCATCTTTGAAAGCAATAGTATGCACTAAAGGCATTGCATCAAAAACGGATACAATGTGAGTGAGGAGTTTACTGATTTGGTTTGCCATTATTTTATATTTTCAATTATCTTTTGTCCTGTTAAATAGTTTGCCCAAAAAAAGAACTCGCTTACCTTCCATTGCTCAACCTCTTTATATTTTGACATTTCGCCTTTGCAAACCACATCCATCAATATCACATAGTTTCCGAATTCATCTACAAAATCCCTTCGTACTTCCGACCCTATTGTTTCTTTGCCTGGTTCTCCATACTGCGGCGGGTCAAAGATGTATCTGTTCATTTCAAACAGTTGTTTCTTTTGCTCACCGTATGCCTGCATTATCATTGGCATGTTGTGTAAATACACGCTTTGCCAAAATTTAGTCTTAACAAATATAATACAAAATTCATAATAATTATTTTCATTGTAAAATCTTTCTAAGTCTACGAAATCTGCAAAGGTTAAATCCTGAATACAACGGACTTTGAATTGCTTGGTAGAGGTCTTGAGTAATAGCCTTTGGGTTCGCTTACTTGCCTTAGCCTCTTCACCCTGAGCCATAAGCCGTGCGAAATGTTTTAGTGTTATGCCGTAGATCATCCGCGCATGAACTTTTTGTACTTATCGATAAATAACGAGGTTAGGATATAGCGAAGGCAGTCGGTTGCATGGCCGTATTCCTGATAGCTTTGTCCTGTTGCCTTATCCCTTACTACTCTTTTATTAACCTTGCCCTCTTCATCTTCCGTGCAATATTGATAGTCATTAATTGAGTTTCTACATTTAGCATCAAAGCCTATCTGTATGCCTTCAATATCACCCGAAAGTATATCATTTACATACCCTCTGGAAATAACTACTGAAGGATTTGCAAGCGGAACACGAAAGA